GAGGAATTGCCGAGAATGAGGCTCTGCTCTTCGCCGATCATCACCGAGCGCAAGGTCGCCTGCGTCGCGATCGAGCGATTGTTCGGATTGAGCTGGCCATTGGCCCAGCTTGCCTGGAAAGTGACCGAGCTTTCGAGGCCAAGCGTCTTGTAGGTCGCCTGCTGGTCCTCTTCGGTGACGCTGATCCGGGCGCCGCGCTGTCCTTCGCCGACGCCGAAGGACAGAGTGTTGACGTTGAGGCCGGTGATGCGCTTCCAGTGATAGCCGGTGCCGCCGTCACCGGAGACGCGCGGCAGCCGCGAGATGAGCGGGATCAGCTCCTTGTAAGGATAGAGAAGCTGCACGACGGGTCGCAGGTCGTACCAGTTGAAGCCAGTCGCCTGGCTGATCGTGTCGGCCTTGACGAGGTCAGCGAGGCCGGCGCCGAGCTTGCCGGAGAGGCCTTTGAGAAAGTCCTGATCGGCGAGCAGAGCTTGGACGAATTCGTTACGCGATGCGATGTTCATAGGGAAACTCCTCAGCTCGCCTTGACCGCGCGGCCGCGGAACGACGGATCAGTGACGGATTTGGCAAACAGGCGCGGATTGTCGTGCATATTGGAGATCATCTGAATCGCCGCCTGCTGCGCCTGCCCGGGATCGGCGGGATTGAGATCGACGCCCTTCATCAGCGCGCCGAGCGCATCTGCTCGCTGGTCGAGGCCGGTGCCGGGGAAAGCCGCTTTGTCGATGGCGAAGAGCCGAGCCTTCGGCGCCCCGAGCGGCAATTGCGACATGAGCTCGACTTTTGCTTCGGCGGCGGCCTTGGCAGATTCCGCGGCGATCAGGCGATCGACGAGACTCGCCGCCTTGCCCTGATAGGGCTCGTCCGCGTCATAGGTCGGCACGTCGCCTTCGCTGAGAGAACCCTGGTCGAGATTGAAGGCGGCGCCGCCGGCGCCGGCATCGGTCGTCGCCGCCTTGGTGATATAGGCTTTGGCCAGCGAATGATGCTCGGCCATATCGTCGAGATGCTGTCCGAGCGCGGTCAACTGACCCTGCCCGAGCGCATCGATCGCCTTGCCGTGACATGCGATCGCCTTCGAAAGATGCTGGCTCGCGCGCGCGAGCGCGGCCTTTTCCTTGCCTGCCATGTTGATGTGCTCCTGTGTTGCGGGCGGCCCCTTCCGGCGGCCGAGATCGACGGCTTTGGATTCGCCGGCCGATGTGGCGCTCTTGCCGAAGAGTCTGATGAAGAAACGCCTGAGGCTCGTCGCTTCGGTCTCGGAGATCGTCAACGGCGGTTCGGCGATCTTGACGAGCTCGATGCGACAGTCGGGATTGGCCGGCCGGTCGACCAGGCTGATCTCGATCAATTCGAGGCTCTTGATGTGATTGCCGTCCTTGACCAGCGTGCGTCCGCCGATCGAGAAGCCTTTGTAGACTTCGGCCTCGACCTTCTTCCAGGCTTCGTCGTCGACGATCTTGGCGCCGATATAGAGGCCCTTCTCGTCGATGGCGGCTTCCTTGGCGACGCCGACAGCGGAAGGCTGGTGCATCTCGCGGATGTTGCGCCATTGCATATATTGCGGCAGCGCCGCCTTGATCGCGTCGATATCGACGATTTCGTCATCGAGATCGAGCGTCGGCGTCGAGGCATAGCCCCACACCATGCGCTGCGTCTTGTCGATCTTGGCGATCGGTACGAAGAGAGAAAGGTTGTGCATGGGATCTCCGGGCGGTCATCTCAAGGTGCACGGACAAGGCCGGCGCATCCTTCTTCCGCTCTGCCGGAGAAGGTGGCACGCGGAGCGTGACGGATGAGGGAGACAGGGTGCGCGCGAACCCTCTCCCAAAGGGAGAGGGTGCCGCCGCAGGCGGCGGGTGAGGGGTTACGATCTGTCCGAATGAGGGATCGTGCCCCCTCCGGTGGTGTAGCTGAGCGGAGCAAGCCGCTCGCGAGCGCGCCCTCCACAGCGCCAACCGAGCGAACGGCTTGCAAGAGTGGTCGCCGATGATTCGCCGGTTGGATCGGGTTTGAAACTATGTAAGAGAGGAACCCTTCACCCGGCCGCTTCGCGGCCACCCTCTCCCGATGGGAGAGGGTTTGCGGCCCTCATCCGTCGTTTGCTGCCGCAAACGACGCCTTCTCCGGCATGCGGGAGATCGAAGTCCTCACTTGGTTTGCTGCCCGATGGAGGTCAGCAGCACCGGCCCTGCGCCCGTGTCGACGGTGAGCGCGTCGCCGCCCGGACGCGGCGCGAGATTCAATTCGTCGCGCGCTTCGTTGCGCGTCTTGATGCCTTCCTTGACGAAGCCGGTCAGCACCGTCATCTGCTGTTGCGCATCGATCTCCTGCTGCGCCAGGAAATTGAATTCGAGATCGTCGTAGCCGAAGCCGTATTGTTGCTCCTGGATGATCGGGTCCATGATCTCGGTCTTGAACCAGGTCATCAGCGGATGCAGGCCCTCCTCCTCGGCGGCCTGCTGTGCGGTTTCGGCGGTCGCACGATTCATCATTCGCACGAACGGCTGTTTCGACACAGAGAAGGCATAGCAGACGATGGTGGCGAGCCATTCGTCGTAATCGGCCTTGAGGCCTTCGCCGTTGGCATTCTTGATATCGAACGGCTTCATGCCGTCGGGGACGAAGCGGATGCGCGACTTCTGCGTGAGATCGCCGGCGGCCGCAGTGTCGAACATGTTCTGGAACTGGCTGATCTGCGCGGCGGTCCAGCCGGCGGGGACGGTCATGATGAGTTCGGGCATCGTGCCTTCGCGCCAGAAATTCGCCTGATAGAGCGCGCGCTGGATGCCTTGCATGGCTTCGACGAGAATCTGCTCGGTCGGCGGATAGCCGAACATCGGCATCTGCGGACGCGGGCGCATCGGCGCATAGAGAATCTCGCTCTCGTCGAAATTGACCAGCGGCAGGCCCTTGATGATCTGCTGATAGGCGGGGCTCGGATAATCAGGCCTGCGGCCGGCGTCGTCGATCAGCGGCTTGATCGTCGCGCCGTCGAGCACCTCGACGACGAACGGTTTGCCGTCGGCGCGCCGCCAGCCGGTGTAGAGCGTCGCCGCATCGATGACGAGCAAATCTTCGAGCAGCAGGCGAAACCAGCGGTCCCAGCGGTTCTTGCCGTCGGGCTTCTTGAAGAAGCTGGTGAGCTCGGCGACGCGCGGATTTGTCTGGCGCGGATTGGCGCGGCTCGAGATCGCCCAGGGCAGGCGCATGATCTGGTCCTTGCGCGTCTCGATGACGGTGCGCAAGATGCCCCAGCTCTGCGACATGATGCGCAGCATTTCGAACAGGCCGAGCCGCGCCGGGACGATGTCGATATTGGCGCCCGGCTGATAATCCCATTCGCGCGGATAGGTGATCGCCGGCGGCCCGAACGGGGCGATCGGCTGCTGCGGCGAATAGATGTTGCGGCCGGAATCGACATCGGCGATCTGGTTCGGCGGCTGCGGGCGCGGGGCGGCGTATTGGCTGGTGGATTGGTTTTGCGTCGCGTTGCCAGTGAAGGACAGTGTGGCGCGCAAGGCATTGCGCTCCGCGCCCGGCATCATGGCGGGAAGTTTGGTCAGATTCGTCACGTGGACACCATGTCTGATGGGTAGACGAACCCTCTCCCATTGGGAGAGGGTTTTCGCGCTCGATCTCAACCGCACGGCGAATCTCTGCCATCACCCAATCGAGTCGTTCGCCTATATCGACATTTGTGAAGCGCAGTTCGAGAAAGCCGTGTTGCTCGACCAGTTGCCGGCGATCTCGGTCATATAGTTGCTGCGCGGCATGATGAGCGCCGTCGAGTTCGATCGCAAGACCGGCATCGAAGCAGCAGAAGTCGACGATAAACCCGGCGATCGGCACCTGACGACGGAACTTCAATCCGGCCAGACGGCGATTACGTAATTGTTCCCACAAAATTTCTTCAGGCGTGGTCGGGTGCACACGCAACGTTCTGGCGAATTTCGTGAGCCGGCGAGCCATGAAGCGGAGTTTTGGCGTGAAGCACCGAGATTGCAGCCCCTCACCCGGCCCGCTTCGCAGGCCACCTTCTCCCAGTGGAAGAGGGTTCGCGTCCGTTTGCTGAGCCAAATTCCTTCATTGTCTATTTCTGCCATATAGGCGCGCGCTTGTCAAGCCGAATTATGTAAAAATAGCGCGGCCGGCCTACCTCCTGAAAAACGCGATCACCTCCTCCGGCCCGGCCGCCGCCGTCAAATCGGTGAGCGCCCAGACCAAAGCATCGACCCGGTCGGGCGAGCCGGCGCCCAAAAATCCCTGCGCCGCCATCTCGCACATCTGGTCCTCGAGCTCCGGCCAGGCGCCGACGTGCGACACCCGGCCCTGCTCGTAGAGCGCCGCGATCGGCTCGGCGCGGGCGATTTTTCCGCGTGCGGCGGTCACTTCGCGATAGGCGACATCGGCATCGACCGAGCGGATCACATGCTCGACCATGGCGCCGCCGAAATTGCCCTCGGCGACGAGCCGGTCGGCCTTGAATTCGTGATAGGCTTCGACCGCGCGCCTTCCCCAGCCCAAGGGCGACAATTTGCACGAGCGGTCGGCGAGCACGTAGAGGCGCCCGTCGACGCCCCTGCCGGCGACGACGATGCCGATCGCGTTGGCCTCGCCGTCCGGCCCCTTGGCGCCGGAGGGATCGACGGCCACCGTGATGCGGTTCTGCTCGGGCGCTCCGCGCATGCGAAAGCCGGGGTGCTCGAACATCGCCCGCGTCCACAGCGCACCCGGCACGTCGTCGAGAATTTCGGCGTCGAGCTCCTGGCGGCCGAGCCTTGTCCCGCCGTATTTCTCGAGCGAGGCGGCCAGGAAGGTCGGCGCCAGATTGGCGGCGTTGTCGAGGGTGCGGCCGCGCGTCACATGGGTCTTGGGATCGCCGATCAAATCCTTGATGAGCGCGATCGGCCGCGGCGTCGTGGTGATCACCTGGCGCGGATGGGCGCCGAGCCGCAGACCGAATTGCAGCTGGTCCCAGGTCTCCCGCGCGTAGCGCCATTTGGCGAGCTCGTCGCACCAGGCGGCATCGAATTGCGGGCCGCGCAGCTGGTCGGGCTCGACCGCATTGAACAACGTGCCGATCGCGCCGTTCGGCCAGGTGAGCCGGCGCTTCGAGGGCTCGTAGAGCGGGCGTCTTTGCGGCGCGCCGACGGCAAGCAGGCCGGAAGGGCCTTCGACCATGACGTCCCTGGCGTCGGCTGCGGTCTCGGCGATCAGCGCGATGCGGCCGGCGCGGCCGGCCTCGACCTCGTGGCGCACCCATTCGGCGCCGGTCCTGGTTTTTCCCCAGCCGCGGCCGGCGAGCACAAGCCATGTCGTCCAGGCGCCCTGCGGCGCGAATTGGTCCGGGCGCCCCCAGAAGCGCCAATCATGGGCAAGCTCGGCGAGCGCGTCTTCGGAAAACTCGGCAAGGATGGCGCGCCGCTCGCCATCCGGCAGCTCGGCGAGCGCGGCGGCGACGGAGCGTTGCTTCAGGCGTGAGCCGCTGACGAGACGCATCCGTCACCTCGGTGAGCACGGGGAAGGGCGCTTTGTGCCGCAGCAGGTTGCGCTAGCTATAGCTCACCGGAGGATGCATCCGCGGCGGCGAGGCTGGCGATGCGGGCGGCGATCGAGTCGGCGGCTGAGGGCTGCATCGGCTCGGCGTCGGCGTCGTCGGCCGCGGTGAGATCGAAAGCGTGCCGTTCGAGCTCGATGAGGGTCTTGGTGGCACCGGCGAGGTCGCGCATGATGGCGGCGCGGCCGGCGAGGGAAAGCGCCCGCAGCAGTGCCGGCTGGCGTCGCTTGTCGATCTCGGAATCGAGCGCGACGGCCGCTTCGATCGCTTCGCTTTCCGCGCTGGCGAAGCTCAATTCGGCGACGAGCGCGCGGCAGAGGTTGCGGGCATCGGCAATGTCGCGCCGCTGCACGGCGAGCACGCCGGCGGCCGCCTTCCTGGCTGCCGTGGCGCGTCGGGAGGGCGAGGGCGCCTTTTGCTTCGTGGCCATAGGCGCAGGACCTCGGGAAACAATGATTTGAAACGTCAGCGGAGAGGGGCGGAAGCCGGACCGCCTCGCGTCTGACCCGGTCGCCGGGCGAGCGACCGGACGCTCCAATCGCGACCGCAGTCAGGGATGCGGGAGGGCAAAATTGTGACGGTGTAATTCTGCCACGCGCGCGCGGCTTTGTCAAGCCGCGTTCGTGCTATGTTCCTCACATCAAAAAAGCGCGCCGGCCGCATCAAGCACGGCGGGCGAACCCGCTCTCTTCGGATGCCGGTGTCATCGTGCGACGCGCCGTCGGTCACTCGGGATCGGCGCCTGGGGTTTGGCGTTCGCTGGTGCAACGCGTGAGGCACATGGAGATATCTCGGGCGGGAGCGACCGCAGAGCCGGCAGCGACGCCTCCAGCTCCCGGACCCGGACCCTTCGCCGAAGGCCGGGCGGCCGCGCGCTATCGCGCGTGGCCGGACCGGCCCGACAGAGCGCTGGCGAGCGTCACAACCGAACCCGGCGGGGAGCAACGCTCCCCCAGACAGTCCGGACGTGCGTCACCTTTCTGCTTTCCGGGATACGGCCATGTCGCTGACTTGCGCGGCAATCTGGTCGCGGGCCTGTGACTTAAGGTACGACGACGCCACGGAAGTAGCCGCCGTGGGCTGCCCGGCACGAACAGCCTGTTCCAACCGGCGCTGTATCATAGAGCAGGCAGGACCTTTGCGGAGTGCTGCAATGATCCCCTGCCGCCGGATAGGACGCGTACGGAACTACCGGAACCGGATAAGTCGGATAGCCCGGATAGGTCGGGTAATAACCGTACGGGTAATAGCCGTAATTGTATCCGTAACCGTAGCCGTAATAGGGATAGCCGAAACCCGGTCCCCACCAGCGGTCGCCGCGCCACTGCGCATCAGCCGGGAGTGCCACGAGCATTGCAGCTCCAAGACAAAGAGCTGCGACAAATTTCTGAAAGGTTGCCATTTTCTGCTCCCAAATCGGCCTCTGCCGCCGCGGACTTTAGTGATCGTCGTAGCGATATGTCAACGCCGGCGCGAAAATAGATCTCGTTCAGACGCGCCGCTGATCGGTCCAACTTTGACATGTGACAAAGCAGCAGCTTCATCTTTATGTAAAATAAATATGCGGCGTTGATAGCGTCGTACATACGCGCTGTCCAAAGCGCGCCGACCCGGCCCGACGGCAGCCCCCCCACTTCAGCGTCGAGGCCGGGCCGGATGCCGTTGTATCACTGCTGCGAGCCCCGTTCCTTTCCGCGCGGGAGCAAGTTCTGGGTGTCAGCTCTTAGCACCTTGATGTCGCAGGGAGCCGCGGTGTGTCCCGGACACTCATTGAAATCGCGCGGTAATTTTTGGCAATCGCCGGGTAATTCCC